TCTTGTTTGATGGTAGACCTCTGTGAATACTACCACCTAGTAACGCATTAAAAATATACGAACCTGTATCAATAAAATCGTTCACATCGCCTGTTGAACCATCTGATACTAGACTTGCATATTCGTTACCTGTTTCTTTAATTATATCTTTTAAAAAATCACTCATGTTCTTAACTCCACTTTGTATTCATGTTTGTGTTTTGGGCTATCGTTTCTTCTTTTGTATCTTACTGCCCAATCTGATTCTCTTGCAAACCCGCCAGGAAACTTATCACTAGATAGTTCGTGAAAGTCCCATTCAGCATCTGGTTCTGTTTTTAGTCGTCTGTGTATGATTAACATAGTTGTATTATACTCTTTTTAGTCAGGTTTGTCAAGCTCTTTCTTCACTCTTTCCAGAAGTTCTAAAACCCTAGTTCTATATCCGAAACCAAGCATTGATGCTTTTTGTCCATCTTTATATGGCGGTTCTTTATTCCAATCTGTATATTGTTTAGATGTTAAATCAATTAATTTGCCAGCATTGTCAACTGCCCACCAATGCCATATATCTTGTTGGTCTTGAGCTCGATAAAGCTTTAGTTCTTTTGTTGTAAAAACTTTCTGTAAACAAGCCGCTGCCGTATGGCAATGACCGAACATAGGATTAACAGAATTGCGTTGACGCCATTTAACAGGAATCAAATCTGGTGTCAGATTCTTTACAATCAAATCAGAAACTAGTTTTAAGTTTTGTTCGTTATATTCTATCATCTGATAATATCTATATTACTATCTGGCGTCCATACTTCTAAATCGTTTCTTAATCTATCTTGCTCTTTAAGTTTATTGTATCTTTTAGTGGCATTTTTTCTCCACCATTCTATTAACTCAGCACTATAATATCTATCAAAGTTTGGCGCTTTAACTATTTCATTTGTTTTACCATTAACAATATCTATGTAGTTCTCAATGCCATAATTAGAAACATAATATCTTTTTCGTTCAGTCAACTTTTTGGCATTTGTGATTGTGGTTTTAAATTTATCTAAATCATCACCATCTAAAGTCTTTTTTATCATACCAATGATAGCATTTATTATCTTTAGTTTTCTACTTGAAGCATCTGGTTTAATAAACACGCCAATTTTATCTTCAACATAGTTCAATAAATCTTTAAATGGTTTGCCATGTATCATAGGAATAAAATCACTATCAGTCAGTCCTCTGTTTCTTAACATGGGTTTCATGCCATCATATTGACTTGCGGCTTTAGAACTGCCATACAAACTTGTGGTTTCAAACATACACAAATTCATGCCATATTTTTTATTTAGTTTTTCTCTAACTTCGTGTGAACAACACAAAGCTGCCAACAATTTACCACCAAGATAATTATAACCAAATGGTTGTGTTGGCACAATAACGAAGCCCATGATAGCAGTCTTGTTGAAATTAACTAACTCTGGAACATTACCCAGCAGTTGGTTTCTAGGTTTCATATTGATAACTGGAGAACCAAATCTCATAAAACCAACAAACTTATTTGTTTTCTTTTCTTTGACGGCCAACTTTAATGCCTTGCCTGGAATACTCACCATATTGCTATGACTTGAAATCATATTGATACAAGTATCCCATGTATGATTATCTAGTTCAAGGACTTCTAAGTCCATATCTTCTGGCGACATAGTGAAATCATCAAACATATCAGCATCAAAGCCCATGCCTGGGAGTGATTGTGGTATAGAATCAATCTGTGCCATTTTCTGGTCACGCATGTATTCATCTATACGAGTGAACTGGTCAAAATAATTTGAAAATGTGTCGGCACAATATTGTGCTTCTTCTCTACTCAATGTCTGCATTTCTATTCCTTAAAACAATTGACTGATACCATTTCATTAACCATATCGCCTTTTGTGGGTGATGCTCGGGGTCTGGTAGTTCGTCTTTAAAATACTTCATAAAATCTTTTAGCTCTTCGTCTGTCATTAGAAAAAATCATCTAGTGTTGATTGTCGTTCAAAACTCCAGTCGATTGCATTGACAATAAATCTTAGTGGGTCTAAGAAAGACTTTTCAAATTGTGTGTCATAATCAATATATCTGTGCAAGTCAAATTCTTTTGGCAAAGTGCCGACAAAAGATATAATGTTTTCTCTCAACGGATTAGGCTCTTTCAATTGAACAAACTTAATCTTATCACCATCATTGATTGATTCATACTTCTTTAACTTGTGTTTCTTCAATAGATTGTTATACAACAAAGCACCACGAACATGCATCGGTGTACCTTTCTGATAGATGTCAGTTGTTGAAGAATACTTTCTTAGATTATTACAAGAACGAGGATAAGCAATTGCTTCTGGTGATAACTTTTTAAACTCGTTTCTGAAATCATCTATAAACTGAATCAAACTAGATTCGTCTTGATTCATTATCACACTCAACGCCTCTTTAATCTTCACACGACATGGGGCAGGTGTAGAACTTTTGACTGCTTCGATGCCCATGATTTTTAGTTTAGGCTGTTTCAGTTCAACGCCTTCATCATTGTAAACATTTAAGATGTATCTTTTCTTTGCAGTCCAGATGCCTTTGTTTGCAATCACTTCTCGTTTCATAATCATCTTTTGCTCATATGCATGTACATATTTAGCAAGTTTGTCAAACGACTTATCAATCTGTGGCTGTATTGTTTCATTGCAAAACTTATCCATCACTTTCACAATCTTTCTTGTGTCGGACTTGTCTTTGAATATTGCGTTTACAACTTCACCAAGTCGAATGTAAATGGAGTCTGTGTCAGAAGCAATAACATATGTTACATTCTTTGTCTTTAACAACTTGTTTAGAAACTCATTCACATCTCTTTCAATCCAGCGAATTGTCAACTGGCCTGCCATTGTAATACCTTCTGCATGTCGAACATCAAAGTATCGAAAATACTGATTGCCGATTGCACCGTAGGCACTATTCAATGAAAGTTTTCTTGCAAGTTGAATGTTGTGATTCTTTGCAATCTCAAACTCATACTTCTTATCGCCAGTTTGTTGAAACATCTTTTGTGCTTCAATCATTTTCTTTTTATAGACAACTCGTTCTTGATATAGAGTATCCATTATCTCGGGCAGAAAACCTCGTTTGTCAGTTCTAAACTGAGCGCCATTTGGCGTTATAGTTCGATTGTCAAGGTCAGATAAATCAGTCTTTTGATTTAACATGTTTTCAACATTCACACGATTAGGTTCAAACCCGACCATTGTTTCAGGCGAGATATTGTATTGCATAATCAAATGTGGATATAGACTGTTCAAATCAAAACTACAAACCCAATCGTGAAAACCAACAACAGGGTCCTTTACATATGCACCTTCATAACCACCAGATGTTTTAGATTCTTGTATGGCAGGTGGCACAATATTCTTTGAACGCAAGTGATGATAGATAATACAATCCCATATTCTTACTTGACCAAACACATCTTGATAGTTGACTTTTGCTTCATAAGCCATAGTCAGAAACAAAGCAATAAGTTGCATCTTATCTTCTAGCTTGTCAACAAGTTCAACATCTTGTATATTGTATTCTACAAATCGTTGATAGTCATTAGAGTAAAACTCTTTGAAAGTATCATACGGATTCTCTAACTTGTTTTGACCAAGTTCAACTTCGCCAATATAATCAAGTTTATAACTCTCTCGTCTAACGAATGTAAACTTACGATACAAGTCAAGGTAATCGACTGTATCGACACCCATTATATTCCAGACTTGTTGTTCTCGTGAGTTGCCAGCAAAACCAGTTAGGCTTTGTTTTTGTTCGAACAACGCCCCACGGACTGTATTGTTTAATCCATTCATCACCCATAAGATAACGAAAGCGATTCATCAGATAAGGTATGTCAAAGAACTTTACATTCCAACCTGTGATGATGTTAGGGTTGTATTCAACCCAAAACTTAGTAAATGTTTCAACTAAGCCTTGTTCAGTTACACAATCAATATATTGTACATCTTCTCTATCATTAACAAAACTGCCAATGCCAAAGACAATAATCTTTTTAGATATATGGTCTTTTACTGTAATACAGATTAGGGGTTGGTCTGCTTTTTCGGGACTAGGGAAACCATTCTCACTCTCACACTCAATATCAACTGTGAGAATTTTGATTTTGTTTATATCCCATTTGATTTTGCCTTTGAATTCATCAGCAATAAATGGATATTGATGTCTTGTGTTGCCGAAATATTCAAAGTTCGTAACATTCTTATACTCATTCACCCACTTCGTGGCTTCAGGCATGCTGTCAAACTTTATTCTTTCGACATAACGACCATCTAAAGTCTTATACTTTGTTTCTTTGCCGACTGGAACAAACAGAGAGGGTTTATAATTAATTCGATATTTTTTGTGAGTGCCATCTTTATCAACACCACGAACTAACAACCGCCCTCTGTAAGGAAGTACACTTGTGTAGAACTCCATTAATTATATTTGAGTATTGTTGAAATGATTGTTTAGTGTATCGATTCTTCGTTCTGCCGTAGCAATAACATCT